GAAGTGGTCATTCTTTGAATTGATGGCATCAATCCATCTTTTTCACTCGTAGCAACACCAATCAGTTCTTCCAGAAGTGCAAACAGATAAATTTTATGTCAAAGAAACCGTCTTCCAGGTTCCCCAACCACCATTCCACCATTTTATTCTAAACACTAAAAAACCACCATAGTTATTAGTTCTAAATTGTACTGTTGACTGTCCCAGATTATGACTGAAGACAAGAAGCGTTTGATCATTGTATGAAGTGCCTTTTATTGCATATACTCCAGGCTCATACACTTTATCAATATCGTCTTCAGTTTTTAATTGGATATACCCTTTTCCTTTAAATATAGTACTACTGCTAACTCCTAACAGTCCTTCCAGAGCATAAATTTATGATCACAATGTTATAATTTGTTACATAGTTGCTACATCAGTCAAAGTTAAACCATTCAAAACGCTTGCAGGATGTGCTTCTACCGTAATTGAAGGAATATTTATATATTTGCTAGCTCCTATAATTGATACGCAATAATTTATGTTATTTAAAGTTTTGTTATGTATGTATAAATTGTAATCAGAATCCTCTTTAACAAACATGTTGCCGTTTCCAGACATAGAGCATTTATGCCCTCCTTTCTTTACCGGGTAATATACTGCTAAGTCGATTTTTTTAAAATATCCATTTTCGTATACTGTCACCGTTAGTAGAGTATAATAATATTGTTTTAATTTCGTAGGCTTAATGCAAATAACAGGCCCTTCGCCAACGTATGCTATACACATATTCATGGATGCTAATCCTTTTGTTTCATTTGTTGCAAGTGGAAGAAGTCCTTCCAGAAGGATTTGTATCAATGACTTTTGTATTACAATATTATTTTAAATGTTTGTTGGTCTATATATCGTTTATTCTGTTCTTTTTTTCATATAATGATTCTTTTTTAAATATTTGTTATAGCTTTGCTATGACAATTAATAATGTTTTTTCATTTATTAATTTTTGAATGCCGTGAGGTATTTTAATTAATAAAAAGATTTGTGTATGGAATTGGGCAGGATTGGCGAATCCTGCCTTTTTGATACCGTACGTCAACTACATAATAATTTGGGCAAAACAAAATTTATATATAACTTTGTAGCATCTATATTGAATTAAACATTATTCTAAATCACTAAAAGAGTTTACTGATAAAAATGTCTAGATGCTATCGTTCGTGATGAATAATGGCATCTTTTTTACAAATGTTTTTTTCACAGACCATTTTTTTATAGATATTATACATCTTTACTTGCGAAAGTGGGGGTGTATTTTTTATTGGCTAAATTTTGCAGCTTGGAACAGAGGATGCATCTTTGCGGAAAAATGGATAAAATCAGATACCGTCTTGTATATAACCGCCAGAACACACTTAACAGGCAGGGCACGGCTCTTGTACAGGTTGAAGCCTATTTGAACCAAAGGAAAATCTACTTGAAGACAAACGTGTACCTCAAACCGGAGTGCTGGAGCCGTGAGGGGGCACAAGTCATTAACCATCCCCAGTCTAACGAACTCAACACAATGCTCTATGAATACATCCTGTATCTGCAAGGCATAGAGTTGGGGTATTGGAAGCGCGGAATACCTGCCACACTCTCACTACTGAAGGATGCTGTCAAGAAGAAAAGTACGGTGAATGTCAGTTTCTCCACTTTTGCCAAATCAGCCATTGACAATTCGGACAAGAAGCAGTCCACCAAGGACAACCTGCACTCGACACTGGCGGTCCTGCATGATTTCCGTTCCGGATTGGACTTCAAGGATCTTACCTATACATTCCTTCGTGATTTTGAGCAATACTTAAGAGAAAAGGGCAATGCGGTCAATACGATAGCCAAGCACATGAGACAGCTCCGTACCTTGGTCAATGAAGCAATCAACCAGGGATATATGCACGCAGATGCTTATCCGTTCAGAAAGTACAAAATCAAACAGGAGAAGGGCAGACATGAGTTTCTTACCCCGGACGAGCTGAAGAAGCTGGAAACGGTCGAGGTGGAAGAGGAGTCCATGCGCCATGTGCTCGATGCCTTCCTGTTCTGTTGTTATACCGGATTGCGCTATTCTGACTTCTGCCAGCTCACACCTGAGAATTTCATTAGAGTAAACGGCAAACGGTGGCTGTACTTCAAATCCGTCAAGACAGGGGTGGAAATCCGTCTGCCGTTACATCTGCTGTTTGAAAGCAGGGCATTGGGCATTCTTGACCGCTATCCGGATATCGGAAGTTTTGCCGCTTTGCCTTGTAACTCGGAAGTGAATAAGCAGCTTCGAAAGCTGGCCGGATTGTGTGGTATCAAAAAACGGATAACCTACCATGTGAGCCGTCATACCTGTGCCACCCTGCTGGTTCATCAGGGAGTTGCGATTACAACAGTCCAGAAGCTGCTCGGACATACTTCCGTAAAGACCACACAGATTTATTCGGAGGTACTTTCCAGCACCATTGTGCGTGACTTGAAAAATGTTCAAAGGAAAAGGAAAAAAGTAAAGATGTTTCCCGATAAAGGCTTAAGAACATCTGATTTTATAGACAACCGGTAGATTTCATGAATCCTATTTGTTTTCTATTAATATTGTGATTCTTTAAATTCTTCGGATAATCGAAATATTGCTCCTGATTATTTTTTTCAATATGGATTGAATATGGAATAGTTTTCACTATCTTTGCAGTGTAACCAGGAGCTTGATGGCAATAAATATTGTCATCAGGCTCTTTTTTTATTGTCTATCTGTCGAATAATGGAATCCCCCGTCTGGCTTCACAGTCTGACGGGGGGAGGTTAAATCCAATCAATAATAGTTTTGAAAGAATCAGGTCAACAAAGTATTGACAAAGATAGTGAAATATGAATAGTAAGCAATATGGATATGGATTTATTTTGCATATATATAAATTCTCGGCATTTTTTCAGGAAAGATAGGGACAGTTGAGAAATAAAGGAAACAGGATGAATAATTTATCATATAATAATTAAACGGTGAATGTAATGGAGATAGATATTGCAAACATTATTAGTGCTGCCGGAACATTGCTGGCAGCTTATTTCGCCTATAATCAGTATACCAAAAACAAACTGACTGATTTAAAAGTGGAATATTTTAAAAAAGAGGAGGAAAGAAGAAGTTACCACCGCAGCGAGAACTCCGCCAAGGTGTTCGGTGAGCTGTGGCGTGTACTTTATGAAACGAAAGCAGACAGGGTATATATCGTACAACCCCATCCTTTAGGGCATATAGCTTTTCTTTCGGTGCAGTTCGAAGTAAAACGAAAAGGTATAGCCGGAATGCGTGAAAACATCCAATCACTTCCCATGAGTGAAGTGGCCGTTTTTGCAGAAAATCTCGCAAAGAATCTTTTCATGTTCTACTCAGATATTGATAACCAGGTTAAGGATAAGGTTGCCAAATCTCTATTATCAACAAATGGATGCAACAGCGTCGCTATTAAACGGCTTAATTCATCTCAAGATTGGGTTGGAAATATCTTTTGTGAGTTTACAGATGAAACGGATTTGAATGAAGATGAACTTCATAAGGTCTTGCATGAAGCAGCGGTCAACATACAATATATCCTGCCGGAATTCAAAGAAAATAAAATCGAATAATTATAATTAATGAATAGTATGGCTGACGTAAGAAAACTTGCACCGTTTATCCTAAAGTGGGAAGGCGGTTTTGTAAATGACCCTGACGATTTGGGAGGGGCTACCAATATGGGAGTGACTATCGGAACCTATGAGGCATATTGCCGAAAGAAAGGATATTCCAAGCCTACAGTTGAAAGATTGAAAAATCTCACAAAAGAGGAATGGACGGAAATCTTGAAAACCATGTACTGGGACAGATGGAAGGCTGATGAGATAAAATCGCAATCAGTTGCTGATATATTGGTTGATTGGGTCTGGGCATCCGGTGCGCACGGAATTAAGATTCCTCAACGCTTGCTTGGTGTTACAGTGGATTGTAGATACTAATTGAAAAGTGCGCCAATATTCCAGTTGAAAATTGCGCCACCATAGGATAAGTATAATGACCTTTGTATAATCCA